GCAATTTGGGAAAAATTGGGGCTGGACGATATTTTGGCTTGGATGTGGTCTATGGGTCATAAAAGAACTATACTGCAAGATTTCCAAGCCGGGATAAAGACGCTCATTTATTATCAACGGAAGTCTGGTGATGTAACTACTTTTATAGGTAATACCTTTATTATCGCAGCGTGTGTAGCTAGTATGTTGCCGTTAGATAAGTGTTTTAAAGCTAGTTTTTGTGGTGATGATTCGCTGATCTACCTTCCTAAGGGCTTGGAGTATCCTGATATACAGGCTACTGCCAATCTTGTTTGGAATTTCGAGGCGAAACTTTTCCGAAAGAAGTATGGTTACTTCTGTGGGAAGTATATAATTCACCATGCCAACGGCTGTATTGTTTACCCTGACCCTTTAAAATTAATCAGTAAATTAGGTAATAAGAGTCTTGTAGGGTATGAGCATGTTGAGGAGTTTCGCATATCTCTCCTCGACGTTGCTCATAGTTTGTTTAATGGTGCTTATTTCCATTTACTCGACGATGCAATCCACGAATTATTTCCTAATGCTGGGGGTTGCAGTTTTGTAATTAATTGTTTGTGTAAGTATTTGAGTGATAAGCGCCTTTTCCGTAGTCTTTACATAGATGTCTCTAAGTAAGGTGTCAGTCGAGAACTCGTTGAAACCTGAGAAGTTTGTCAAAATCTCTTGGGTCGATAAGTTGCTCCCTAACTATTTTTCCATTCTTAAGTATTTATCTATAACTGACTTTAGCGTAGTTAAAGCTCAGAGCTATGAATCCCTCGTGCCTGTCAAGTTGTTGCGTGGTGTTGATCTTACAAAACACCTTTATGTCACATTGTTGGGCGTTGTGGTTTCTGGTGTATGGAACGTACCGGAATCCTGTAGGGGTGGTGCTACTGTTGCTCTGGTTGACACAAGGATGCATTCTGTTGCAGAGGGAACTATATGCAAATTTTCAGCTCCCGCCACCGTCCGCGAATTCTCTGTTAGGTTCATACCTAATTATTCTGTCGTGGCTGCGGATGCCCTTCGCGATCCTTGGTCTTTATTTGTGAGACTCTCTAATGTGGGTATTAAAGATGGTTTCCATCCTTTGACCTTAGAGGTCGCTTGTTTAGTCGCTACAACTAACTCTATTATCAAAAAGGGTCTTAGAGCTTCTGTAGTCGAGTCTGTCGTCTCTTCCGATCAGTCTATTGTCCTAGATTCTTTATCCGAGAAAGTTGAACCTTTCTTTGACAAAGTTCCTATTTCAGCGGCTGTAATGGCAAGAGATCCCAGTTATAGGTCTAGGTCGCAGTCTGTCGGTGGTCGTAGTAAGCGGCATTCTAAACCTCCAAATCGGAGGTTGGACTCTGCTTCTGAAGAGTCCAGTTCTGTTTCTTTTGAAGATGGCTTACAATCCGATCACACCTAGCAAACTTATTGCGTTTAGTGCTTCTTATGTTCCCGTCAGGACTTTACTTAATTTTCTGGTTGCTTCACAAGGTACCGCTTTCCAGACTCAAGCGGGAAGAGATTCTTTCCGCGAGTCCCTGTCTGCGTTACCCTCGTCTGTCGTAGATATTAATTCTAGGTTCCCAGATGCGGGTTTTTACGCTTTCCTCAACGGTCCTGTGTTGAGGCCTATCTTCGTTTCGCTTCTCAGCTCCACGGATACGCGCAATAGG